TTTCAATACTTTCAAGACCACCATGAGCTGCACCCCACCCACCAAATGAAGCTGCTTGTCCAGCACCCCACTTTCGTCTTGCCTTTTGTCTTGCTCGTTTTAAAAGAGGAACATCAATTTCTTTAGACACACCTTTTTCAACAAATTCTTTTAGACCCTTCTTTGATACGCCTTCTTTAGCTAAAGCTCTTTTCAATTGTTCTTTAAATGCAAGCCTTCCAACAAATTGTGCTCCTTTTCCACCAACAAGTCTGGCAACACCAGCAAAACCTGCTGTAGCTAATGTTGGTATCAAAAAGGAAGGATCTTGTATTGTATTTTTAATTGCTCTTCTTACTGTTTGTAGATCTACATCAAGATTTTCATACATATCCATAGACTCTACCCAAGCTTTTTTAGTAGCATAATCAAAATCATCTGCTTTATAAGCTAACCAACCCATACTTGTTAAGTCATTTCCTATTTCGGAATGTCTATTTTTAAACCACTCACCTAATTTCTTATTTGATTTTTTCCAGTCTTCTCCATCATGTTCTGATTTATATACAGTACGAGCATGGTTTAACCACTTAGGATTATGAGTCAGCCCTTCTTCTGTAAACTCTTCTTCACTAGGAGAATAGTCTTCTCTTGTTGGTCCTAACTTACTATAAACTACAGGTGGAAATAAAGAAGGAGGCATTTTAATTTTCTAGCTCCAACCAAGTATTCTTCTAGCCTGTTGTTCATTTCCACCAAACTGTTGTATAAATTCTCTTATATAATGCTTCTCAACGACATCCTTTTTGCCCCCCTCGTTTATAGCATTATCTCTCGCTCTTGCAAAATCACCTATATATTCTATTGGAATATTCTCTCTTAGTACAGAAAAGGTACTATGCTCTCCTTCTAATACTGCGTCAGGCAGCACCCTCTGATTAAGTAGTTCTATAGCATCACCCATTGCCACCGTTGGATTTGGCTCTGTCGAATTACTTAAAAATGTTATCATTTCGACCCTACCTTTTCTTAATGTCTCCTGAAACTCTCTAGTATGGTAAAGTGGATGCTCTTTAAAAAGATCGGTAATTATAGTATTTACTTTCGAAAGATCACCTGTTGTAATTCTAGGAAGTCGGGTCGAATTTGCTCTTGCTAGATCAACTATTAGCTGTGCTACCTTCGCTTCATTTTCTGTTTTAGCTTGTGCAGCAGCAATAGTAGCAGTATCAACGGTAAGCTGAATCTCTAGTAGCTGTTTTGTTACATCAAGTTCTGTAAGCCTTATATTAGATAAAGCTTCCGCTTTCTCTACAGGTGTCATAACCTCAGTTACCTTTAAGTTGAACATCTGGTCCTGTAGACGATCTAGGGTCTGGTTATAATTATTATTTAATTCCCTTAGTTCAGTAAGAACATTTTTATCATAATTAAGAATACCCAAATTTATTTCATTGATCTTACTGGTATCTAAAATATCTCTTTCAACTTGTTTTATTTTTGATTTTCTTTCCTTCTCAGTTAGTCCTCTTAATTGTGGAGCCATCGCTTCAGTAGCTTCTGAAGCAATTCTGCCTAAAGTAGTTACAAATCCTTGAAAGCCAGAGAGTCCAGCTTCTTCTTTAGGTATTTTACCAACTTGCCCAAATGCTGCAGCAACTTCAAAACTTCTTTGATTCCTTAAAGATTCTTGTTCCTGTCTATACATCTCTGCAGCTTTCTCTTTTGCTTCTTCTGCATCAGCTAAAGATTTAGTATGCGCTTCCCCTATCTTACCCTGTACCTCTGCAAGATCTTCTCTATGTTGCTCATAATCAGTTGTAGTACCCGTTATTCTAGCTTCTACATCACCAGCCCGTTCCCTTCTAAGCCTTTCCTTGTGTCCATAAGCTAGTCTTGCTGCCTCACCTTGATCAACTAGTGAACCTCTATATTGATTAAAAGTCTTAACTATCTCACTATCTGGGCCATATATACTTTTTAAAGTAGCAAGACGCTCTTCGTGAGCAGTGGCTTCCTCGTCTTGAGCAGTCATCAATCTTCTTATAGATGCATCAAAAGAAATATCAGTAGGATCTATTCTATCTGGACTTGGTATTTCTGTCTCATCTAAAATAACAGGAGACAGAGATATAGCTAGAGGTTCATATTCTCCAGATTCATATATAGCCCCTTCTGCAAGACGTTGTGCCTCCAATACTTCTTTAGCAAGGTTTCTGCGCCTAAGAACAGGATCTGCTGCATTTCTTATTTGGTCTATCAGTTCATCTCTTTGTTTTTCTAGTATGCTTGCAGCATCCAAAACGCCTTGTTGTTTTAAAGATTTAATCCTTTGATTCAACTGGTCTATTTGAGGAGAAGTAATACTAGGTATAGATGGTGGTGGCCTTAGTCGGGGCGTTGGAGAAACTGCTGGCATCGTAACCATTTCTATATTAGGATTAGCTGCTATTGTAGCGCCAGGAACCAAAGGGAACTGTACCATCTCTTCGTCCTTGCCCCACAGATCTTCAGTAGAGCGTATACCCATATCCTTTAACTTTTCTTGTATTAGTTGTTGCTCATCTTCAGTTAATTCTGGATCATACAGCATATTAATAAGACTACGAGGATCTATTTCTTGCTCTCCAAATCTGTGACCTCCAAAGCTTCTACCTCCAAAGCTTCTACCTCCAAAGCTTCTACCTCCAAAGCTTCTACCTCCAAAGCTTCTACCTCCATGTCTTTCCCCTCCAAACTTCTGACCAGGCCCAAGACCCATACCTGCTCTATACCTATCTCCAAATGTATTATTCTGATGAGATTCAACTAGTCCAGATAGTCCTCCTCTGATCTGTCCACCAGAAGCAGCCTTCTGTGGGGGAGCACCAAAACCAAACCCACCTAATGTACCATACATTCCTAGACCTTGAGCACCAGCAGTAAGTAAGGTTTGTCCAAGAGAAGGTGTAGGAGCAGTCTGTTGGGTATACTGATAAGCTGCTGGTGTATAAGGAAAGCCTCTTATAGAAGCTTGATATTCTTGTAAGGATCTTGTTGGAAATTCTCTTTCCTCAAGAAAATCTTCATAACCTAAATTTAATGCTTTCTGATCAAGTAATTGTTGCGCTTCACCAACAGACTGCAGAACTCCTAATTCTTTTACAGCTTGAGAAGGAACCTGCCCAAATTGCTGTTGCATAAATCCTTGTAATCCTCTTGCTCTAGTTGCTTCCTGTTCATAAGCTTTTTGAGCTTGTTGATAGGCTTGAGCACTTCCTTTCATTTGAATATCTGATAGCTGCTGTTGTAGATTTTTTAATCCTTCAGATTCAAGAATAGCTCCTCTTGATCCACCATAAGAACCTGCAGCTACTGCCTGTTGTTCAATCTGTGGAGCAACAGTTGTTTCATAAGATCTTTCAGCTTCTCTTTTTGCAATATCAATAACTTGTTGTTGATAAGGATTAGTTAATCTTTCTATATCTGCAGCCTCTATAGGTCTTCCAGCCCTTCTAGCAGCCTCTAAAGCTTCTTGAGCATAGAAAGCACTAGAAGTATCAGGAGCACCTACTACACCTTGCCTTACCAGATCAGTTAAACCTGTAAAAGCTTCTTGCTGTAAGGGACCAAAGGGTGCAAGTCTTGCCCCTGGATAAGGTGTATATTCTAGTCCTTCTTGTTGAGCTTTAGCCTTCTCAAAAATATCTGTAATAAAAGGCTTGAACTCTGAAGGAAGCTCAGTAGTTGTTATCTGAGTTGCTGCTCCTACAGGAGTACCTGCTGGTCTTGGCCCACCTAATATTGATGTAATTCCCATCTTTTTATCCTTATGCTTTAATTAATGATTGCAATGCTGTTGATCCATCCATTTCTGGAGGTTGTCTATCTCTTCCATATTTTGTTTTTCTAAATGTAGATATAAATCTATCCATCTTTTCAGAACCATCATCTGCATTTCCATTACCTAACATAGCCATAACATCTGCTGGTACTACATATTCTTTTGGAGATACTGCTGCAATGCCTCCTCCCTCAATAGGCATCATAACATTATCTTGCATCCCATGTCCTGGCCCTTCTACCTTTCCTTCAAAAGCTCTCCCTCCTTTTTCAAGAGAGACAAGCCCTCCTCTTTTAGCAATCACATCAGGATAGATATCTTTACCACTAAGCGATCCATACCAGCGACCTCCCCAGTCTCCAGATCCTATTCCTCCATAATATCTAGCAAGAGTTGCTTCTAAAGTAGGAGGATCTGAACGTAAAGAAGGTTGTCTATATTTTCTATCTTTTTGTGTATATGTCTCACGTTGAGAACCAGCTAACATAGCCTTTTCTTGTTTCTTTCGTAGTTCTTCAGCAGCCTCATCCTCTTCTACAAGTGCTCTAGTAGTTAATACTTGTGAAGGAACAGAAAGTAATTTTGAAGGACTCTGTTCATAATATTTTCCTACATTTTTCATACTTTGAATAGGTGTCCTAGCTGAAAATAAATCTGTACCTAATCTTGCTTTCCTCACAGCCCCTGGAGTAGGAATACCCCCACCAGGTATTCTAGATGCTACATCATAATATCCTGCTGATCCTGGTCCTTGAATACTGCTTCTTATAGTTTCAGGGGAAACTGGTGTAAAAGCTGCTGTTCTTACAGATTGAGGAGGAAGATTAGTTATTCCAATCTTTTTCAAGATATCTGGTTGTTGTGTAGCCATTTTAGATATCGCATCAGATCTCTGTACTGCTGTTTGTAATTCCGATACTGGCATATTACTTATCTCTGCTAGTTTCTCTGGATATACCCCCGCTACCTGCTGCCTATATTTGTTTGCATCAATAACTTTTTGTGCTTGATGGCCTCGTGCAAGAGCACGGCTATCAGCCCATTTTCCTGTTCCATAACCAACTGCTGAACCCGCTAATCCAGTTCCTCCTCCAAACACAATACTTTTTGGAATATCTTGACCAGCTATAGCTCCAGTTAGACCTCCAACAGCGGCTCCACCTAACGCACCAGTTGCCAAAGTTCCGAATAATCCTGTTCCCATAGCACCTCCTATAGCACCATAAATTGCAGGACCAAACATTATTCCAGCAGCTAACGCAGCTAGATTTCTTGGCTTAACCAAGCTTTTAGCAAAATTCTTTAAACCTCCAAGGAAATACTCAGGTAGTCCAGTTTGAGGATTTAAAGACATTAACCCTGAAGCTTCTAATCTCTTAACCTCTGGTCTAGTCATATGGACTAGTTCAGTATCTCCTCCTCTTCCTCTTGCAGCCATCAAACTTGCAAGACCTGCTCCTGGTGCGTTTCTATTAATATATTGTGCCATAATTTATCACCTAATCTGGTTGGGTTGCATATAATAAGATTGTGGTTGTGTACTTTGAGCATACACATTACTAATGTTACTCTGTGCATGAGGTTGCTGTGGTACAGGTCTATTAGCTGTATTAGGAGCCATAGTTAGTCCTTGATTTAATAGTTGTGATTGAGTAAGTTGTGGAGAAGAAGGAGGAGGAACATTTCCTTGAGCATAAGCATTTGCTACCATACTTCTTATTCCACTATTTATACCTTCTCGAATATGTTGAGTAAAATTATTTGCTATTGGATTTCCTCCTCCTTGCAGAGATATTAAACCTCCTGCCTTATATACACCATACCTCATATCTTCAGGTTCATTAAAAGGTTGATCAAGATACCTTAGACCTAGGTTGGGGGTCTTCCGCCAGGGAGAAGAGTATTCCTCTTCGGAATCATCATCCCACCATTCCCTACTTGGTCCCTCTATATCAACAAACTTACCTTGCTCTTTAAGTTGGGCAACTATATCAGCATTATCCCTATAATCTCGTCCATAGTCTCTTATATTTTTATGATGTTGAAACATACCACGACCTACTGTCGCCATAGGCCAAACCATTGGCACTGGGATTCCTGTTAGTGCATTAACCAAACCTGACCCTATAAATTTTCCTGTATTTTTCAATGCGCTTAGTCCTACATTTTTCCAGTTTATCCCTTGGTCATCATTCTCTCTTTGTCGTTGGGCTACATTCTCTCGTAATCTATTATAATTTGCTATTTCTAAAGAAGTAGGTCTAATATCCATTGGTGAACCTAATGTAGCAGGGGATGTTTCCTTTACAAAGTTTAAGGGAGAACTATATTGTCTAGCTTGTGCCAAATCCTCTACTATACTATAATTAGGATGCAGAGCCATATAATCTGGGTTTACATTTCCTCCATAAACAGGAATAAGTGGTGCTCCGGGAGTAGTTGCTAAATTATACGGTAACGGCGTTTCTTCTTGTGAACTGTAATCTTGATATTCATAACTTTCTTGAGGTGATTCATACATAGCATCTTCTACTATATCCTCGTAGACGTAAGGATTTCCTCCATTAGCCAAAGATACTAATCCTCCGAACTTTCTATTATGAGGAAGGTACATTAAGTTGAGATCAGAAGCAATAATGTCATCAACAATTTCTTTTTGTCTCAGAATTCTCAAATCATCTTCAGTAAATGGTGCCAGAATTCTCAAATCATCTTCAGTAAATGGTGCTTCGGGAATAGTTACTAATTGTTGTTCAATAGCATCATCAGTGGATAATATCTCTGCATCACGATGTTTCTCCGCTAGAGCTTTACCTCTATAATATCTTTCCCACAACCTTTGAGACTCTTCTTCTTCTTTTTGTCTCAAAGTTCTCCAATAATCTTCTCGTTGTTTAAAATCATCTAAAGAATAAGCCTGTCGCCAGTGTCGAGGAATTGAAGACCATAACTTATCTCTATCTTTTTCTGAAACTTTATCATAATCTGTAAGAATAGGATCTATCCAATGTTCTACATCAATATCTTCAAATAACTCTGGAAAAACTCCATATCTGCTTAACTCATAAGCTCTTTGAGTCTCTTCCCTTTCTGCATTTTCTCGTGCCAGCCTTTTCCGGTAAGTATCCTCCATTTCCTCTGTCCAATGTTCTATATCAATATCTTCAAATATTTGGCCGTCACTTTGTTTTTGTAAACTTTTTAATCCTGTATTCATTGTGTCCTCCGGTGTCCCTCTAAGGATAGGTTTTTCATTTAGAAGCGTAGGTAATTCATAGAGTTGATATGGTGCGTGAAGTTCTTCATCTAATCTTATATCAGACATTGGAAGTGCAGGTTGAAAAGGATTTTCATCTTTATGATACGCTGGTAAACCAAATTTCTTTCTTATATTAACATCTCTAAATTTTTCCTTTTCTACCTTTTCTCCTCCTCTATGGTGATGCTTAATATAAGTATCCAACATTGCCCAGTAACGCGGCTTATCATTTTTTTTGGGCCAAGGCGTATCATTACCATAAGTTATTGTTAACCACTTCTCATCAGTTCCTGGCTGTTGATCTAGGTATGACCAAAATAGTGCATCCTCCATATGTGGTTTTAAATCGAGTACTTGATTCTGCCAATCTTCTTGTGTTAAAGTCTTTATATACCCCTCATTCTGGCGCAATATTTCTGCATTCCTATCTAAACTTAACAACCAATCTGGTATCTCTATTCCTTCTTTATTATAAGACTTTATTAAATTATGAGTGGCACTTTCAATAGTTCCTTTCTTTTCACCCTTTCCAAAATCTGATGTCATCCATTGATAAATTCCTCTTGCATTACTATTAGGATTTACTTTCTTTGTACCACCAGAACTTTCTACATCTCTAACCCTTCTAGCAAAATCTAATAAGTTAGAAGGATCATCAATTTTAAGACGCTTCATTATAACTCTTAAAGATACAGGAAGAGGTTCTGGTGGCTTTTTTACTGGTCTTGCTCTATGTAAATTATTTGCCATTAATTCAAATCCTGCCAAGAAGTTTCTGCTCCTAAACTAACATACCCTGCAAATTTTCCTCTACTTGCAATATACACTATATCTCCTCCTTGAGGGCGTCCTACACTTGTTACACAAACTACAGTGTAAATATTTGTAGATGGTGTAGCATCTACTTGATTATCTCTTTGCTCTAAAGTATTAACTAAGACAGCACCCCAATCTTCTAACATCTCATAAAATTCTTTCGCTGTATAATCTCCAATCCTGACAAGACTACGGAGTTGTGGATATGTTGCCATACTTTACCGTAGCCCGTCAGGTTGTAATGAAAGTCTCAATGAGCCATATCTCCAGCTAGTTCCTGCTTCTCCTGAAGAAACCCGAACAACAGCTTGCCTTCCTCTTGCTCTAAAATCAACCTTCTTAGTTGTTGGAGAAATAACAAATGGTCCCTTTTTAATTTGATCATTCACAGGAAAATTCTGTACAGTGATACTAAATCCTAAGTTCCCTCCTGATAGAGTAAAATCTGGTATTAATCTGTCTGCAAACAATATATGTGTTCCATCAGGATCTATATCAAAAGCAGCAGATTCAATAAAAGATGTCTGTGCCGCACCATTAGCTGTATATATTCCATCTGGTTCATTATTATAAAGATATGCAGAAACAGAAACTCCAGTTGTTAAAGTATTATCAAAAATTACTTTATCAAAGAATGTTGTATAAATAGTTGACCCATAATACCAAGCTTTTTCTGCTGTATTATATATAACATATTTATCACATTCTGTAGAATCTGAAGAAGGATATAACCAGATCACTTCCTTAAATTCAGAATTGATTCCTGCAAAAACTTTATCTTTATTTGTTGTATTAAAATCATCAAATATATATCTTCTCACTGTACAAGGAAGATTTATTACTCGACCTTCAAAGGCATAAAAGTTATCATCTCCCATCCAATAAGCTACACCATCATAATTTATTGCAGCATGAGGACCAATCAATCCACAATTAGTACCCATTTGTTGAAATGCAAAAGTAAAAGGAGGCCCAACAAATTGCATTTGCCAAATAGAATTATCTGTCCAAACCATAATACCATTACGAGATTTCGTTGCTCCAATAATTTCTGTTCCATCAGCCAGAATATTTTCTCCTGAAGTTGAACTAATGGAAGGAGTAAAATTATTATAATTATTTTGATCAGACCATCTTACCAATAATGGATTATATGTTCCTGTTCCATACTCATTACTTCCCAATGAAATCAAATGTCTATCATTAGGAGATACAATAATATAATTATTAATGGATGGAGAAGCACTTACAAATCCTGCTCTTGGAGGAGTTGAGCTTCTAATGGAATCCCAGAAATATATTCTTCCTCCCCTTCTACAAGCAAGAATATCTTCTCCCCAATTATCTAATGTCCATTGAGTAATTCTTGTAACAATATTAGAAGAACTTGCAGCCTCACTCCATGCCCTCATTCCAGTTGTAGAAGTTCCTGCATTATAAACTCCTGCTCCATAGCCTAAACCCTGGATTGCTGCATCTGTTCCTGTAGGTAGAAGATATTTCAATGTTGCAGTCCCAACCTTACTTTGTGTAGCATTAGCTGTTACAGATGCTGCAAAAGAAAACTGATTATCTCCTAAAACAGATACAGCAAATGTTCCACCTGTTAAATCTATTGTCCCTCCAATTGTTGTCCCAGAAGTAAACGTAATAAAATCTCCTGTCTCTGCTCCATGACTTGATACAGAGACAGATACTCTTGTTGAACCATCAGTAGTATAAAATCCATTATTTGTTCCATCAATTGTGACAACGGCAGAAACATTAGTTCCTACGGAAACCTCTTTGATAGGTGTGATATCCAAGATTGAATTATCATTATATTCGTATAACTTTTTTTCTGTCCCAAAAGAAGCAAACTTGAATGTATCATTGTCTGACCAAGCAAGTAAATCTCTTGCTGTTCCATCAAAAGAAGAAGTTGATCTTTTATTATAACCTCTTAAATTTTCTGGTCTTCCCTGCCTAAATCTAACTTTATTACCATCATACCAGTTACCCCCTGGTAGAGTACCACCTTCAGCATATTCTGTAGATTCTCTGTTAATCCCAGGTTTAAATTTTAATTTAGCTAGTTGTGATTGTGTAGACATTTAATTAATTATCCAAATTCCTTAACAAGAATAGAATCCACTGCTGAAGTTTGTCTTACATTATAAACAAGAAGATCTACTGCATTAATAGATGTACTAATTGTTGGAGAACTAGCCCCAGGAAATAAATAAGAAGCTCCAAAGGAAAGTGTTCTACTTCCTGTGCCATCTTGTATAATATAAATATGTCCTGTCTGTCCTATAGTAGGATTAGAAGGACTACCTAAAGTTCTGTTGCCCCCTAATGTAACAATAAAATCATTTCCTGCACTAAAATCTACATCAATAGATGCTGCATCAGTTAAAGTTGTTGGGGTAGCTATAAAAGCTCCAGAGAAAGTTGCTGTAGATGTAGCAGCAAAAGTACCCTCTACACTCACTACAGAAGTAAAGGTTTTCTTTCCTGTAACTGTTGTATCTGTAGATGTAGGAATATATCTAATATCTGCTGTAGAAACGGGAATAAGATTTGCATCTCCTGTACCAAAGTCTAAGTCTGCTGCTGTTCCTAAACCCAAACCTTTTGCATTTAGTCCATATACAGAAACGGAATCACAAAAAGCAAAGCCAGCCATGCTTGCTGCAACAGTCATTCCTGTACCACTTCCTGTTTTTAAAGTAAGGGTACTACTACTTTGTCTTACAGTTTGATCATTAATAACATAGAATTTTGAAACAGTAGGTATAGTAATATCAATATTTGCACTTACAGTTCCAACAAATTCCAGAATAGCTGATCTTGACTGATCTACAGTGCCGTTATTTTCAGATAAAGTGATATTAGCAGAAGAACAGGAAACAGTAGTATAGGCTGCCAAAGCATCATCAAGCATATCAATGACATTAGCATTAAGGATAGTTCCCCAACTATTAGGATTTTCTCCATCTGCCTGTTTTTCTAATCTAATTCTTGATGTAAATGTACTTGCCATATTTTATTCCCTAACCTGTTTATCTTTTGAAATTGATCCCTTTGCTAAAGTATAAGCAATAATTTCTTTTGGATTATTAGCATAAGCTAAAGCAAGAACAGATGTTTCTATATTATTAGAATCTATATAAGAAGCTACAAGACTATGAATATTAAAAGTAGTAGGTGGATTAATTCTTATACATCTTTGAAATAAATGTAATATCCTCATTTTACTCTGAAATTTTTTATCACTTTCAGTATCAGCTTTAACCATTTCCATTATATCTTTTTCTTCTCTACAAGCAGCACCAACCATAACTGATTCACCTTGTGTCCACCGAACCTCTGCTTGTGCATTAAGTGGAACAGGATAAAATAAAAATGCTCCAAATAAAATAGAAAATAATATATATTTAATTTTATTCATTTTATTATCTAGGATTCCTAGGCCATTCTTGAATATTTAAATTTTCTAATTCACCTACAGAAGAAGCGCCATCTATAGCATTTTCTAATTCTACAGCCCTAGCTCTCAAATCAGTTCTCCACTGAGCAAGATCAACAGGAGCTTCCTTACCTGTGTCAGCTTTCCTAATAACAACCCAATCAGTTTGGGATAGAGAAGCACTCAAAACTTCATTAATTTGATTTTTCATTTTAGTTTTAATCTCATTGATATCTCTAACTATATTAATATAATTTACCACAACAGAATTTTCTCTTACATCAGGACTTTCTTCTCTATGTTTATAAAACATCTCGTTTTTTCTAGTCCCAGAATAAACATAAGGAACTATACCTATAGCCTTTCTTTCAATATCAGACCAAGATATACCAAAAATACTTTTTGGATATTGGATATTATTAATTATTAAAGCTTTTGGTCTACTAATAATCTCTTCTAACTGTCCTACATTAACTCTTGCCCACATAATTTTCTCTCCTATTAATTTATTTTCCATATATAGGAGGCAATCTTCCGCCTCCACCAATGTCTGCCATTGCTAAATATACATAAGTTGCTGAACTTGTATTTGTTCCAGAATCTGTATTTCTAATTTTAAAACCTTCAGCAAGAATATCTATTTCCTCTGATCCAGTTGTTTCTACTGTTGTAGCTTCAGCTAGTAACTGATCATCTACTTCATTACTAGAAGATCTAACAGTATCATACATAAACCAACTACCTGTAGAACTTGATATCTTGATTAAGATAAATCTAGGTTTAAATCCTGTACAAATCAAAGGACCATCAGCATTTCCATTTCCTGTATATGATCCAACAGCACATACACCAGCAATTGATCTAAAACAATATGCTATATATTTTTCTGTATTCGCATTAACTTGATGATTAGTCCCTATACTAAAAACAGAACTAGTAGGAGCAGTATCATTCCACATTGTAGAATCATCAGAAATAGCAGCAGTAGTATTTAATACTAGATAATCTGTTTCTGCATCACTAGCAACTCCTGAATGATAAACTGCCCAGGCATCTCCTTGATCTCTATTTTTCACAATTATCATTTCTGCAGCACCACCAAGACCATGCCCTGTTGTAGTGGCAGAACCAGTCCCTGTATAAGAAACTGTTGAAAAATGTTTTGCGCTGGCAACAATAGAAGTACTAGCCAAATCTCCAGCAGGGGATGTAGTACTTCCTGCTCCACTAGCGGCACCCCAGTTCCAAGAAACATAATCTTCTGTGTTTGTATTAACTGCTACATTGCTTCCTACTGTAAATCCATCAGAACCAAAAGTAGTTAAAGATTCAGTATCTGTTGCTTCTGCATCTACTGTATCACTCTCTATATATTTAGTAGTTGTTCTAACTCTATCAAAAAGCATATGACTATCTGTAGCATCTCTATTTTTAATCCATACAAATCCTGGCTCAAATCCTGCACCTGTAACAGCCTTTCCTCCAGATCCTATTGCTGTCCCATTTCCTGTATAAAGAACTGGATTAAAGAAGTCTATACCCTGATTACTTGGGGCAGTAAAATTAGCTGTACTAATTTCTTTAGCTCCTGTTGGAGTGGAATGTGTCCAATCAGAGGAGTCTATTGCTAAAGTAAGAGTTGTTCCATTTGCTCTAACACAAATAGATATAAGATCAGAACTAAAAGTATTAGAAATAGTTCCAAGTGACACTCCAGAATTATTATAAAATCTTACTTCATTATCAGCTAAATCTAATTCACATCCAATTGTGTTTCCTGAAGAAAATCCTGATCCATAAGAACTTTCTGTACCATCAACAATTTTATTATTATCATCAGTATATAATACACAATCTGAAGCAGAAGTAATATCGCTTCCATTAATATTACTATCTAAACCTACAAATCCAACAGCCCATTCTGACGAACCACTATCTTCAGCAATGGTTGCTTCAAAATACCAAACTCCTCCAGCAGCGTTATTTATAGAGAGTGTACCTATAGTAAATTTTGTACTTCCAGAAAAAATTAAATTACCTTGTGTTAAAGTTCCTACACTTGGAACAAGTTGGTTTAATATAACATATTCTTTAGAAGGTGTATTAGTAGACTGATTAGCAGAAGATATACTTGTTAAACCAAAGTTATTACTATTATCACTTTCATCTTCTCCTAAATTAGAAGAATCATCAAAGGAAAGCATAAAACTATTAGCTCCTCCTGTATTAACTAGTGTTGTAATATCTGCATCTGATTTAGGTACATATTGAGAACCGTTAGTTCCAAAAGTAAAAGTATCCAGAAAATCTGTTACCGCAAAATCTCCTTGCTGAATAGACTTAGTACCAATCATAGATGCTTGAGCAACAGAACCTCTCCACAAACCATTTTCTACACTACTTCCAACCTCATGAAGTGTATTAGTATTAAACTGATAAGTATGATCTTGAGGAGGATAAGTTCCAGTTAATGTTGCTGCCACTCCATTTATGTAAAGATCTACTCTATCTGCAGGAGTGCTTTGAGATGTATCTACACTCAATAAGAAATGATACCAAGCATTATCTCTCCATACAGCAGTAGTATTTAAAATTTGTGATCCTGTTTTTGTCTGAAAATAAATCTTATCATCTGAATCAAGTCTTATACTTGAATAAGCTGAAGAATCCCCAGAACAAAGAAATGCGTGTCCTCTACTAATTTCATTAGCTTGAATCCACATAGAAAGTGTAAACTCTGATCCATCTCCTGCATCAGACATTGTTTTAGTTACTTTATCACTTGTCCCGTCCATCCAAATTGAATTAGGTATAAGAGTACTATCAAAAGTGGGGGCAGTCTCTTGACCACCTGCTCCTAAAAGAAGATTATTACTAAATACACTCATTATGAATATGCCTTTGTAAGTAGAGCTTGGACATCTGTAGATGTATGAACTATATAATCTAGCCTATCAATTGCATTTCCATCTGTTGAAAGAGTAGGTGCTTCTCCTCCTGCAAAATCCCAACTACTTCCATAAGCAAGAGTTTGAGAACCTGTGCCATCTTGTACAATAAATATACTTCCTACTTGTCCTGCAACACAATTCGTTGGATTATCTAATGTTCTATTTCCTGCAAGAGTTACAGTAAAGTTTTGTCCTGCATTAAAATCTACAGAAATATTTGTGCCATCTGTTAGTGCATTAATATCTGCAACTGCTGCAGTTTCAATTCTTAAATTCTTTCCAAGAAGAGAATTAATTCCTATAGCTACAGCACTGACATAAAAATCTGTTCCCGATACAGTTCCTGTTAAGGTTCCTCCTGCCAGAGGAAGATGATTACCTATACTTGTGGCTAAAGCTGCAGAGGTAGCAGCAACACGAGTATTTGTAGTTCCTATACTTGTTGCTAAAGCAGAAGAAGTTGCCGCGATAAGAGTATTTGAGTTACCTATACTTGTAGCTAGTGCAGCAGAAGTAGCTGCAAGTACAGTATTAATAGATGTTATAGCATTAATATTAGTTGTAATATTTGTATTGGAATTTCCTATACTTGTGGCTAAAGCTGCAGAAGTAGTAGCGATAAGAGTGTTTGTAGTTCCTATACTAGTTGCCAAAGCCGCAGATGTTGCTGCAAGAACCGTATTAACAGATGTAATTGCTGCTTTATTAACTGATGTTAAAGCACTGACTGCAGCAATATCACTAGCACTTGGAATTGCACTTCCACCAATATAGATCTGAGTTGTAGCATAGACATTAGCTGCTGAAACAGCCCCAGAAAACTCTGCTGCTACACCAGAAACCTTTGTTGTAAAACTTCCTGTACCAGCAACAAAATTCGTTGCACTTAAACTTGTTGTAAATCCACCCAGTACACCAGCTAAATTAGTTGAAACAGAAACTATTCCAAAACTTTGATTAGTCTGTAACTGAATAAATCCTTCATTGGTTATACCTGCAGAAGGATCAGTAGCTATTCCTGTTCCAGTTCCATAAGTAGATGCTGCACCTACAGAGGTTAATGTACCAGCAATAGAAGTTAATTCATTAAGTTTAGAAACAGTAGCTGTTAATGCAACACCACTGATTTGAAAAGTTCCATTTACATTTACAACCCCATTACTCAATTGAAGAGCAGAGTTTGTACCATCTCCACTTTCAATAGTTCTTACTGTTGCATCAATACCATCATTAGTAGATACAGCTACTTTTAAAAGTTGCTTATATGTATTAGCTATTTGTTTCCCTGTTAAGTCAGTCATACTTGATTCCAATCAGTAGATTCATTTTCCCATAAAGTTGTAGCAGCTTCCCAAGTTATATTTCTTCCACCAGTATCCGGTCCTCTAGGATTTCTAATTGCTATGTTATCTTTAACATTAGGAGATTTATTTAATGGACTATTTTTTAAATCATAAGCACCTTCCCAATCTTCTGGACATACCAACATCCCATAACTATTCATTCTCATAACTCTATGAGGATATTGAAATCCACAAGTATCACAAATGGCTAATGCTCTTCTATTTGAAGCCATTAATAAACTCTAATCTTTGGTAGAAAAAACATACTTGCTCGCTCCCTATCTTCTGTCATAGCTCTACCAAGAAGTTCTTCATAATTTGCCTTCAACATTCCTATTCTTTGCTCTGGAACTAAAGGACGTTTCATTGACATATAATAAGCTAAACCACAAGTTAAAGGAGGAAGAAATCTTTTTGGAAGATCAGCATTCTGTCCCTCAGATTTATTTACATCCTGTAATTCACTTATCTTTTCTATCTTTAAAACATCTGTAGAATTTTCTGGTATAGGCCAAATAAATACTGTAGGCTTACTTTGATTACGTTTAATAGTATATTGACTAGCTCTACCAGTTTGTCCCTTTTGAGGAATGTGAAGATATTCTTCAAAAGAAATTCTGGTTGCAGCTATATCTACATTATCTCTATTCACAATAACTTGAAGAGCATCTATAGCAGAGCCATCCATATCATAAGATGTTACACTAGCAGATACAGTAACTAAAGTAGTTTGTGTAGTCCATAAAAGAATACCTCTGTTCTGCCAGTCTTTCAACATAAGATTAATTGATCTTCTGGCAGAGGCTGGTTCATGACCAAGAGTTTGTTCTCCCCCAATCATTTCCATTGCTTCCTGTATAACTTCATCTATATTGAGATCAAAATTATATGTTCCTGATAAAGCCATTAAACTTGGCCTCCTTTGTTATAACCTTGAATAATCTTATTTCTTCCTACAAGACCACCTCCTGCTGCTGTTATTATTAATCCTCTATTATTTGTAAGACCTTTAAAAGTTTTTCTTGAGGATTTCTTTTTATATAATCCATTAGTCTTTTTTCTTTCTTTAGGAGATGCTTTAGCTACATCTATAGGATTAGACTTTATCTTACCTTTACTAGTTAATCTAAGAAAAGTATATTTTGTAGGATATGCCATTAAGTTTTTCTAACTGCCCCTCCCCCTCTTAGAGCTTGTCCCATACCTATACCACCACCCTTATCAAATCCATAAGTTCCTCTTGGCTTTCTTGTAGCTCTGGCAACCTTTCTTCTGGCTGCCATAGACATATCCTTATCATGTTCTGGTCCTCTGGTCATGCCTAGTTGCTCATCTTCTCTTGCGTCATAACCTTGTACCATACCACCATGTTGAGCAGTCATCTTAGGTGGTTTTTGTGGTTTAGGTTTGGAAGGTTTACCCTTCCTGCTACCCCTTCCTGCTACCTTATTATACCTTCTACGTTCAGCTTCAGACTGAGTACCTGCTCTTGCTTCTTCTGCAGGAGATAGTCCTACACGACTCATTCTATTTCTCTTTGTCATATCTAATTTCCCTCCTTATAAATTACTTCTTTACCAGGCTGGTAGTCTACAACTACGTCCTGTTCTGGTCCCTGAACTGCTGGTCCCTTTCTTGCAGCACCGAACCCTTGTCCTGTTGGATTACCTGTAACTTCCTTCATAGCCTTTTCATAAGCTGCGTAACCCTTCTTATCATATGAATAATGTTTTCCTTTAAATGTAGGCATTATGTTCTCTCCCTATTAAACTTGTCCACCTTTTTTGTAACCATAAAAAACTTTTCCTCCACCTTTTCTTTTTGATACTTTTCCTCCACGTTTTAAAACAAATTCTCCTCTTCTTCTAAGGCGGTTCTCATACTCTTCTCGCAGTTTCCGTAAAGCTTTCCAATCTTCTGGAGTTTGTGCTCTTCTACTTGCGTTAGGACCATAAAGGTCTTGGAAGGATTTATCTTTCCAAGCTTCTGTCCCTTGCATTGCATTGACAGCCTCCTCTACTGTTTCAAACTGTTGGCCTTTAGTTTTAGGATTATTTTGCCAAAAATATTTTCCTTCTTTATTCTGGAATAGATGATAAGCTGTTCCAGATTCTCTTTCTGGTATTTGAGGTTTATCAGGAATTGGCATAGTTTCTAATCTTTCCAGCATCTCTTGACGTTTCCTACGGTTCGGTCCCATTATGTTTTTTTCCTGCTCATATTTTTAAATGTTCTTGCTAAGTTATATCTTTTAGAACCTGGAGGACAAGTTTTACTTCCAAACTTTTTGCCTGTGCAAACTCCTTTAGTTCCTCTTTGGTTAATAGATGCTGTTGCTCTTTGTATCCAATTTTTTTTAGATACAGACCCACCAGTTGCTCTTTTAACTGTTTTTGTATTTTTAGCCACTTTTCTATTTCCTTTCAATTCTCTTGGAATAGCACTTCTACTAATAGCCATTAAGGACGACCTTGAACAACAGGATCAGCAGAACCTGCAGGACTTGCAGCAACAGCCATATCGTCTTGTCTTGTTCTTCTAGCCTGATTTCTTAATGCTTCAATAGCTATATTAAATTCTCCTTGCCATAAAGGAACTGTATCAAAACTTTTATTATAAAGAGAAGCTTCAATCATACAAGCATAAAAGAGTGCGTCATAACAAAAATCAGAGAAATAATTATTAGGAGCAGCAGATGTAAGAGTAGCAGGTCTGGAAACATGAAGCACTTCTCCATCATAAGTTGATGTAGGTGTTGGAGCTAAGTAAATAGCTGTATTGCTTCTCATTGCGTAATACTTTGGTTGACCTACGGAAGCACTAACATAAGGCCAAAAATCATAAACAAATTCTTGTGTTCTTGGAAGTAAACTAATTCTACTGTTTGCAGTTCCTGCAGGAGCAGAGACAGAAGCTGATACAAGAATATTAAAATTTCTCACAATTCTTGTTCCGCTAGGCAAAGATACAAAAGGATTACTGGCTGAAACAGCTACTGAAGTAAATGTATTCAATCCATAATCATCTAGTTGATTAACTAAACGATTTTCTGCTTTATTAATAAAATAATCTATATGACTAGAAAATTCTGTCCCATCATTTTCAGCAGTATTTTGAATATCTGTTACAAGTGTAGAATAAGAAGGCATATAGCTTAACCATAAAAAACAGTTAAAACGGCGGCACTTGAAGGTGCAGAAACTTTAATTACTCCACTAGCTCTTGGTCCATAATCTCCTAAATAAATATCTGCTCCAGCTACAGCTTTAAATTTTGTAACAGCACCAACAGTATTAGAGGAAACACCCCCTGCTACATTAACCTGCTTCTCAGCAGTAATAAGATAATCTCCTGCTACATCAGCATATAAAGCATATATTCTTGTAAAAGAATCATTTGTATTACTCGAATTTAAAGTAACTGAAGTTGTAATGTCAACTAGTAACCCACTTCCAGTTCCACCACCGTCAACCATTGCTGTTTTAATATTAGATGACATAGTTCATTCCTTTTAAAAAAGATAAGAAGGAGGGATTGCTCCCTCCCCCTTAATGGTTGAATTAACCAGTGTTACCATAGAAACCTCTCCAGTCAGACCAACCAAAGCTATAACGCTCTCTGGCCTTGAAGCGTAGATTTCCTGTATCAAAATCTGGCTCCATCTTAGTCTGTAGAGGTGCTCTCACAAACATCTTAGTACCGTTAGGAACATTAGTCTTAACGTACCAACCATCTGTGTCGGTAAAGCGACGATTAATATGTGAACCCTTTGGTAGCATTGACATACTACGAACTGAGTTCACATCATTCCATCCTGATGGTCCTGTTAGTGCAGCACTACCGTCAATGGCGATAGTACCTGCTGACGGAACCAACTGGGAGTTAAGTAGTGAATTAGCCGTCGCCCAATAATCTGGCGGAATATGAAGTGAGACAGCAGACCCACCAACCAGAATACCTCGATCATCCTTAATCTTTTGAATCGTTGTAAGTGCAGATTCAAGAGATGCGTAAGCAAGATCAGCAGCACTCAAGTTGTTAGACTGATTGCCATCACTGATTGTTGGATGGGAGGCACTAAAAAGCGGAACCCCATCTCCACCATGATAAGCAGCAGTATCGGTAAAGCCGTTGTTAAAGATATCAGCAGCTTTAACCTCCTTTGTATTAGCCATAGCTCTTGCAAGACCCTTGGCCCGGAGTTTAGCGAAAGTATCATAAAGATTATCTTCCATCGCCTCTTCCGTTACAGCAAAAGCAAGACTAATTGTTTCATTAGTATAACGGGCAGTATAACTTTCTGAAGCTGTATCATAAGTTACTGCAGCACCCTCTCCCTTAACAGGAGCAGTACCGAACCCAGTAAATAGAACCTCTTCTTCAAAGGCTCTGTCTGAATTTTCAATTTCAAAAAGTGATTTATGCTCGTTATCAACATCCCCGTATTCTAAACCAAACACGGCATTCAAACCGGGGAGTAATTCTTTGGCAATACTAGCTCTATTAATAGCCATGATTTAACCCTCCCCTATGCTAATGTTACGCTAGGTGCAAGCATCGCCTTGTGATGTGCAAGCCTAACTTCAAGTACGGGATATGCTCTTTCTGCCGCAACAGTAATATCATTCCCCGGTTCATTTTTCACAGCTACTGGATATACATCAATAGCTTGTGTTGCTAGTCTGGTTGCGGCTTTCACACCAAAACCTGACTGTCCGGTAACAGTTGATCCAGCACCAACAGTCAATCCAAAGAAGGACTTATTAATATCACCAGCAGAAACAGAAGTATCTGCCTGAATATAATATGTTGATGTTGGGTCAGTATTTACCATAGCCGTGGCATTAGTAGCAGAAGTGCCGGTAGGCCAATATTTACTCCATTTTGGTTGTCCATCCTGAACATAATGACATCCTTGGAATACACCTATAACAATAGGAGCATCACCAAGAGAAGTGCCACCAACAGTAACTGGTTCGCAGTTGCCTAAAGTAGCTTTAACTGTATCACCAGTAAAAATATTTTTAGCTAACCCTGACGCAATAGGAATCTCCTCAAAACCAGTGGAGTTAGCACCAGAGCCACGCATTCTTGCAGGTTGGAAACCACGGAGAGCTTTTGTAGTACTCATATATTTTCTCCTTACCTAGAGTTTCCCAGTAAACCCTCTAACTAAAAATTAATCCTGAAACGTAGGACTTCTCCCTCGTGTAATAGAGGACTTACTATTATTTGTTATAGGCATCCTAGAATCAGAGGAGTTTTCCAACTGCGAATTAACTGCAGTCATTAGATTATCACTCTTATTCTGGAAATACCTCTGACGAGCAGCGATTTTTCCTTTAGGCATTTTTGCTAAAGCTAAGTCTCCACGACAGACTGTACCACTGTATCGTCCTTCCTCCAGCACGATAGAGGAATGTGCCATCTCAGGAACCTCATCTGGAGCAACAAAAGTCCATCCTTCAGCCAGCTTCTTTCCAATATTCTGATAGTCATCGTTTTCTCTCAGCTTAATTCGTAGCCAACGCAGACCCATTTCTTGATCATCAAAACGATTTCTAACACTATCAGGAATATTTAAAGCATCTGGCTCTTCGTAAGTCCATTCTGTTTCTTCTCTAGTTTTCAATTCTCTTTGATTTGCACTTCGTGCATTTTGATTTCGTGTATCCATAGTGTTAACCTCCACGCTGTGTTTGAATAGTTGTATATTCCCCATCGGCTAAATCAGCCTTTCTTTTTTCTGCGGCATATACCTCAAGGGGGATATTCCATTTATTAGCTAATCTTACATCTTCTTGTGATAGTTTAACCTTTTTACTGGAACCTGCAGGATTGCGTGATGCTCCTGCAACCACTTGAGCGGGTTGTTTCGTAACCCGAGGCGAATCAGTATCAGACATTCCTTCATACTTATGAGGAAATTCTTTTTGTAATCTTTTATCTATTTCTGTATAAAAATTATCGTCAGCAGTATCAAATCCCTTTTGCTTTAATTCAGCATCTATAGCTAAAGCTGCTGCAGTTCTAACTGAATCTTTACCAAACCAGTCATTTTCTGCTGCCCAACTTTGGGCTTTAGGATCAGGAGCTTGAGAAACTTGTTGCTGATATTGCTGCTGTTCTGCTTTTTGAGCAATAGCTCTTTCATAATTAGACAGAGCATTTTTTCTTCGGCTTAAATTCTGTAAATCAAGTTGTGACTGATTCAAAGCTTCTTGAGCAGCAAGAACTTTTGTTGAATCACCATCTTCATAAGCTTCTTTATAATTACTTCTTGCTAATTCAATCTTATCTGTAAGTTGATGTTCAGAAAGTTCTGTACTTACTTTTTGGGAATCTGCGAATTGTTTTTCTCTTGAAAGTATACCTCTTTTCATTTCCTCATTTTGAGACATTAACTGTTGAATATGTTCATCTCTCTCTTTTCTCTGAGAAACTAGTTGTCTAATTCTTTTTTGTGCTCCTTGTGTTTCTATACCATCAAGCTCTTCTGGTTCTGCAGCTTGAACAGATTCTTTATCCTTCTCTACTTCAAACTCTACATCTTCTTCTTTAGAAACTTCCACTTCGTTCCAATCATCCTTTTCAGTACTCATACTTTATTCTCCCTTTACGTTGCCACGAAAGCAATACGGTTTACGGTTTATCTATTATACTATATTTTATAGTAGTCGCGCAACCCCCTCTAATGAGATAAATTAAATGTGGGGTCTAAATATTTAGGATTCTGCACTTTTAACAATATTTGATCGTCAAACAAAAGAATTAACTTAACTCCCTTATATTGCATCTTTACTCCTGCATTCTTACCATAGCAGACATAATCTCCTTTTTTACACCACGGTCCTTCAGGAAATTTGTCTGGGTCCATATAAGCCAATTTTCCCAAAGTAAGAACTCGTCCTACTGTAGTAAGATAAGCCATATCATCTTTTGTTGAATCAGGTAGAAGAACACCTCCTTTTGTTTTTGTCTTAATTGAAACTGGACGAATTAAAACGTGGTATCCTGGTATACTGGGAAGAGGAGACGGATCAGAAACTTCCTCCTCTTCTCCAGAAATCCACATATCATTTTTGATTGCCTTACTTAAAGCTGGTTGCTGCATATCTATTGTTCTCCTTTAATCATCTTCGTTATCTGAATACATTCTTTTTTTCAAAATATCTGACAAGGTTCCTCTTGCCCATTCTATACCTGCACAGTAACCAACCATGTGTCTGTAAGTGGCAAAATTATCTGCACTTCCAGAGGCAATTGCTCTAACTATAGTTTCTAATTCTTGATTATATTTTTGTACTACTTCATCCCAAAGTTCCATTAGTTTGTAGGTGTTTTACAGATATCAAGAGTACTTAATGAAACAGAAGGATTCTGATAAAACTTAGGCCATCCTATTCCATTAGCTATATATCCTATAACTAGTCCTAAAAATACAGCTAGGACAGTCCTTCTCCATACTTCAGCCCAACACCAGTGATACATTCTGCGAACATAATCTCCTAGTGTTGACAATAATGA